TATCCCATTGGGACATACCCGGTAGCCGCTGTCACTAATGCTTGAACATTTTCAAGAATTTCGCTGGTCGAATAATGAGACTCAGCCAGCGTGAAATGTGAGCTGACACCTTGCGAAGAGCTAACAGTTGAAAGGAGTCTGATGATGCTCACAAGACCAGATCCTTCAAAGTCAAAATCTTTGAATCTTGGATCCCCCTTCATCAATATCTGGAGCGCGGTCTTGAATCCGGCATAATCAACAGGCGTGATCTGTGAAGCAGCCATGAGAATTTCCTCTAAAGTCGTTTCATCTATTTAAATCATTAAATAACTTCAATTGATTTCTAAGGAGAATCACACCATGGCTTTGCAATTTCCTAATAATCCGAGTCTTGGTCAGACTTATGAGTTTGCACCCTATATTTACCAATGGGATGGCGAAAAATGGAAAACCATCGGGATCGGGTACAATCCAATTTCTCAGTTATTTGTTGAAGGAGCAGTAGATTTAATTGGAAGTGCTGCTCGGTCTCCATATTTCAAAAACAAGACAGTTTCTCTTACCACTGGGGGAACTCTGAATGCTTCTTCAGAATTAATCTACGACCCAGATACAGAATTGTGGTACAATTGGAACGGAACATTCCCCAAAGTGATATCCGCTGGAAGCACTATTGCTTCTTCAGGTGGTATTGCTTCGGATGCTTGGTTGGCTCAAGGAACGGGGGTTCTAAAGCATTCGCATTTGGAAGATTCAAAACCAGGAGATGGGTCTGCTCACAACGCTGATGATATAGGACGGGGGTCATCAACAGTTGATAATGACTTGGCATCGCTTGAATCAAGAGCTAATAACGCTGATAATAATTTTCTGTTGCTCGGTAATGATATAGGTAGCATAAATAATCAAATATCAATATTACAATCAAAAAACTTACAGCAAGACGCATTAATCTTATTAGTCGAGTCAAAAAACTCTGAGCAAGATGCTGCCATAAACGCATTAGAAGCAGGGCAAGGCTCAAGCGTTTACGGCTATGCAACTCTTGCTGACTTAAATGCAGATTTAGCTCCTAGTGATAAGTCTATCGCTTACGTTACAAATGACAGCACTGCAACAAATAACGGCACATATCGTAAAGTTGGCGCAACTGGAACCGGGTCATGGATTCAAGCATCGTCAGACTTAGCGTCACTCGCGTACAATCTTGCAATAGAAAATGCCGCAGAACTAGACAACATAGGCATTGAGACAATATCTGCTGACGACCTAGCTCATGCTATCACAGATACAAACGGAAAAATGTTGTTAGGTATCAGAGAAAATGGTGATTTAGACAATCCGCAAATTAATCGCATTGCTGGTATAGAGTCGGAAACACTTAATATAATCCCTGTGTACGGCCAATCAAATTCAATAGGGGCAATAGATTATTCTCAGACTTGGCGTATTCCAATGCCTTGGGGGATGTATCCAACTGGTTATGCGGGTGATCTTGACGGTAGTAAGTATATAACAACAGTTAGGACTGGTGTTAACACTTGGACGTTGAATAACAACCTATTGTCTTTTAACGTATTTTCAGGGGCAGCTTACGGGTCTGCTGGTGAGGGCATTTACCACGGGTTAGTTGATTCTGTGGCACAACGTAACCCATCACATCCCATGTGCATTTTCTCGCATGGTGTTGGTAGCTATACAATTGACCAACTAGACAAACCAACTCAAGCAGAGATATTGGCTGGTTCAGCCTCTGGGGTGGTGATACCCACAACCAGTGCTGAATACCTAATGAACTCTGCTGGTCGTAATATGTCATACATAAATCAGTATCCGTATTCTACATGTGCGACACCTTATTACAAGGGCATGTGGCTGATTGCAAGAGCAAAAAAATTAGCTATTGAATCTTCGTTTAGTGCTGCAAAGGTTACCGCAGTACCTTGGTTGCAAGGTGAGGCAGACCAATCAAATGCAAACTATGCAGCATCGCTTACATCGCTTTATGACAATTACAATGCTGATGTAAAATTAATCACTGGACAGATTGATGACATAGTTATGATGTTTGAAACAATCAACTACGGCTCCGCGTTAGAGATATCAGGTCAATCGGGCTATGACACATGGGTATCTAGTGGTTACACTGACACCAGTGCATACATTCCAGATCAGTTCAGAGTTAACGCTCAGAAACTAATAGACAAAACCAAGTCTCTATTGCACCACAACGGGAATAGGAAAACTCCAAGACGAAAAATGTTTGCTGTGGCACCAAGATATTATGAAACGTCTTGGATTCACATGTTTCCACATGCTGCCAGAGCACTTGGTGAACAATTTGGCAAGGTTTACGAGCAAACAGTTATCAAGAAAGAATCTTGGTCACCATGCCTAGCTCATAAGGCGTGGTATGACGATAAATATGTGTATGTTGAAATTGACGCGCCCGAACTACCAATACAATTTAGAGCACCATCAGACTCTATTTATGGTACTGAGCAGTTAGTCTCTCGTCCGTATGGTATCAGTTATTGGGATGGTAGTACCATAGTTTCAATCGACAAAACCAAGGTGAAGATAATCGGTGGCAACGTAGTACGTATTGAAGCTCCAACCATACCAGCGTCAGGGCATGAAATACGTTATGTGGTTGATGCTTATTTTGGTTCAATATGTGATAGCGCCACGACTACTGCTAAGTTTACTCGTAGAAATGGACTATCAAATCAAATGTTTAACTATTGCCTACCGTTCCAATTTGTACTGTGATGAGGATTAATAATGGCTATCATAAATAAAGTTAATGCATTAATGCAGATTGGGTCTGCAAAAACAATCCCTGTTATAGAGCAGACGCTTCGTGTCCCTCATGTATGGACAGGATTACAAGCATGGTTTGATGCATCATATGGGTTTACAAACGATCAGTTCAGTGGGTCGTACTCAAATCCACAGTATCGAAATAATTGGTATTCACTACTAGCAGATTCGGCTGGCAGGGAATTTCAAAAAGATTATGTCGGAAATGTCTATAACGGGTTGCTTCGTGTGAATCTTAACGGTTCAAACTCCGGGTTCCCAACTCCTACTGAAACAATAAACGGACTGACAGCAATGACTGCTCCAAGTCGCGGGACTGTCCACTATTTAAGCGGTGAGTCGTATTCAGATTCCACTGATAAGACAAGACAGAATACCAGAGCATACACCATATTTTTAGTGTTTAAAGTTCCTTCTGGTGCCGTTGGTGGTATTATCAGTCAGGCAGATTCACTAATAGCTACTAATGACGCCGCTGGCTTCCGAGTGGGTCTGTCAACGTCAGGTAATGAAGTGATAGTTCAACATAACTCAGGGAACAGGTTATCTATTTCGCGTGATGTTAGGGATGACACACCAGTCATCATGTCTATCAGGTGCTCAGAATCACAAGCCATAAACTGTATGTTATGGCATGGAGGCTCTTTAACTACTCACTCTCAGCAATTTTATGACCAAGGGTTTAATGCTGCATCAAGTCTTGTGATTGGGAATTGCCATGATGTAGGTACAGGCGCAAAATCATGGTCTATATTCGGCAAATATAATAAAGACATTGGTGAGGTAAATACCAACTATATTATAAGCATGTTGATGCAAAGATTTAGCTAATCCCCATATCTCAACCAGCTTACATGCTTCGGTAACGTAATGCTGGAAATCCATGTTACTAATGTCTAACCATCGTAGAGTATTTTCGATGGTTATTTTAACCCCTACAAAGACGGTACTCATCATGCCGTCTTTTTTATTATCCCGTCTCTCGATGAGTCGATTGAAGCCTAGATCTAGGCTTCAATTACACATCGTCTGGTATTATCTTTCATTAAATATCCTCAAAGATAACAATTTTATCTTTGAGGGTATTTTATTATGCGTCAGACAACCCATTTAATTCGACATCATAGTTAAGATTGAATTCAAACCTGACTTGGCTTTGCTTCTTCTCATACGAAACTCTAATTGTTCTTTGAGAGCCGCATCAATCAACTGATTTGAATATTCAACTTTATCTTGATATTCTTCAGGAACGATTTCAGAATCAATATTCCGCAACAATACCCGAAGTGCTTCTCTGTTGAATTTAATTTCATATTCCCGATTGTAACGGAAAGTTTCATACTTGCGAACTTCTTTATCAGAACGATCCGTCAAAACTGCAAACCATTCGACTCTGTCGTCTTCTAAGAAAAATTCATAATCAACACCAGCTGAAGTGTGTTTGAGTTCTGGCATAATTGGACGAGTAAACCAATTCACCTTATCGACTGCCTCTACAAATAGCTCAACCCAACTCATATGCTTCGAATTAAACAACGCCAACGCTTCTATGTATTTGTGACCGTCCCTCTCAAATTCCTTCTGAGTCCCTTCGATAAATTGAATTGACCTATTCTTCAGATCATTTCCTACAGTATATCGACGACCAACAGAAATCACATCATAAATGGTTTCGCTGTTCAGCATAGCATCAACGGGATCTTGTATTTTGGATACCAATATCAATTCTTTAAAGTTCATGATGATTACCGTTTCTAATTTCCAATAGTCAATTCAAATTTTTCTTTGAGGCTTTGCTTCAATATCCCATATCCCAACATGGTAAAGATATTGAAACAAGGGATTCCGCAATTACACCCGATCTGATATGCCCTGTTTGTTCAACCTTCAACTTGTCCAATTTTATTTGCAATGGGTGGAGCACACGCTATAACAAAATCAACAGGAGAATTCAAATCCTCGTCAAGAATTTCATAAACATTTCTCGTATGAAATTCTTGTTCACGGCGTGAGAGTTTGTTCCATGTTGGATGAACTTGGGACGCAATATATCGAGCTTCACTATAGTTGTCGAGTTCCCAAACATTTACAAATTTCAGTCGATTGTGTTGAGTGTATTCTATGAAGCCTGGAAAGGGAACCATTGTTTTGAAATTCCCTCGTATCCCACACAATGAGCCTTCCTGAAAATTCTTATCAGAACCATCTGCTCCCCCGGAAATCCCATCAACTCCGAGATTGGACAATGCAACAGCAGTATTGAGAATCAACCTTTTATGAAAAGTCTTGATCTTTCTACTTCCAATCCCGGAATATTTCATCAATCAAATACCCAATCTAATTCTGAAGAAATTTGTTTCAGAATTTCATTATGCGACATCGATCATTGTTCCGTCAAAGTCGACTGCTATAATCATTACAATGGTTCCTTCATTTGTTCGATGATAGCGGCATACTGTGCAAAAAATGTTGTAATCGGCTCAAGAGATTCTTCACAGCTGGCAGCATAAATTTTCGGCATCAACTTGTTAGTCTTGTACAAATTCATCCTACGCAAATATTCTTGCTTGATCATTTGAAGATTTGGTCGATATTCAACATACCCGGTTGTGAACACAATGTGCTTTGCAATGTTTCTATAATCTTTGAACCCGACATTTGGAGTTACTTTCATACACACCAAAGAAATAATGGTGGCATTGTGCGCGAATTCTACAACATTGTACCCATCTACTTGAACATCATAACGGGAATCAGTGAAATCCAAGCTATCATCCGGTTCAGATGCCCGTGCTGGGATACAGAATAACAAACTCAACATAAATCCAATAATCAAATTTTTCATTTCACTCTCCAACAAATATTCTATAACAATATCATATCGCATATTGTAATCATTCAAAACTGTTTTCAACTTCAATTATGTCATATGACCTATCGATGGTCTCGATAACAATATCTACGGGATATGTTCCCCCAGATAATCTTCTAAAAATATTGGCGATTTGTGTCTTTAAAGCCGTTTTATCAACTTTCTCGGGACTCAAAGAAGGAACTTTCCTTTTAAACGAAATTCTAACAAAAATCGGCGTCGTGCAATTTCCTAAGAAGATTTTGTGAGTAGCATTATCTGATTGTTTATTATCGAAAAATTCAATATCACATTGAATTAAACGGGGTAATTCTGTTGGAAACATATTTTTTCGTAGATGAACTTCCGGGTTCGTATCCTCGCTCATATTTTCATATGGAACGAAAAATCTAAGGGATAAAGTATGATAATTGTTGAATGAAATAGTTTGCATTTCTAGTACCCTCTCACCGCATCTAAAAACCAAGCCGGAATATATTCTTCACCTTGTGACAATACCCGGTCAAATGATTCATCTAGGATATATGTCACACCAAAATCATCAGTCCCTCTCGTAACTCTTCCCGCACTTTGAACCACTCTCAAAACGGTGTCACGAATATACTGTCCTGGTAATTTATCACAGATATACTTCACCGCTGGATCCCCTAGGAACCCAAACGGAACCTTTGCAACCACCTGCCAAACACCCAACCGACCTTTGAGGTCATACCCTTCTTCCATAGAAGGAGACAAACAAATCACGCCTCCAGAATCTTTGCTCATTTCAAGAGATTTCATAGTCTGTGCTCTTTCACGTCCAACAAACATTCTACTCCGATGCTTAGACCTTGCCATCAATGCTTCGGCGAGTTTATAACTGGCCGTGTGAATTAGACCATTATCACCTTTATGTTCATCGGCCAATTCATCAATCGCTCTAACCATTTTCATGAGCCGATTTTCATCCGGGAATCCACCGCTCATTTTCACAACAGGGAGATAATTCACAATTCGTCTTTCAACATCAATCGGGTGTTTCATACTGATTTTGACATAGTCATCTTTTTCAATACCTATCTGTTTTGCATAAGCATCTAGGCCACAAATGGTAGCAGACATGTGAACGAAATAGTCTGCTTTTCTGAATGCCCCGTATTCTGAAACATCAGCAACATTCACAGGTTGAAGAACAATTTCGGAATGTTCTGTTTCCAATTTCTGCACAATGAAATCTCTAACTCCGCAATCGGTCAAGATTTCACACACATCAGACAACCCCTGCATGTTGGTGATAATGCGCCAGCAAGTTTCAATAAATCTCTCTGGAATAGAATTAGTTTTCAATCTATCATTGATTTGATTAAGGAAAGCCTCAACATATTCATTGAGTTCTAACACTTTACCGATGAGTTCTTCCGGGAATGAAATCAGTTTACCAATTTTTCCTTTTAGGAAAACATATAGATGTTTTGAAATTTCGTCCAATAGTGTATACGCCGGGTGAATACCCCCGGTTAACAGATTCAATGGTTGAAGATTTTCTGTAATGAAAGACAATGAGGTGTGATCTTTCAGGGTATCGGGAAACTTATGACATTCATCAATAATCACCAAATCGGCCTGGTTTTCTGGAGCCATACAAAGCATCGGGCACATTTCAACGAACATTGCTGAATTGGTACACCGCCAATCACTAGCGTCAGTCCAGGTAATGCGACGTTTCACGTATGGACACATTTTACCGGGCGAACATTCTTTTTGAGAAATTGCTTTCTTACAACCCATTGTTGAAAAATGTTCGTGACCAATAGGACATTGATAATTTGTCTTTCCCTTCAAATCATACGTGTTGGTCTCACGCTCATATTGTGCTTGTAGTCCCTTGGTGGTCGTTGTCACTGTAGTGCGGAATCTCAGCCCGTTTAAGAGGCGAACGATGCTTCGGTGTACGGTAGCAGCAATGACAGTCTTACCAACGCCTGTCGGGGCTTCTAGGATCACGTGATGAACCCGTTTGTTCATCAAAGCATCAACCACTCCGATGATGGCTTCTTTCTGACCTTTGAAGAAGTTTTCATATGGAAAACAATCAACAACGGCTTTTTCAATATCTTCGGTAGAAAATATCCCATTAAAATTCGCTAATATTTCGTCTGGCATTTGATTTCCCTCTATTTCTTTTGCCATTTTACCCGCTATTAAATATAGAAAATAGGTATGAGGAGAGTTGTGATGAAATTAACATTCAAAACTCTGAACAATGGGTTCATTGTCCTCGTACACCCATATTATCTGAAAAGTCCATATTTCGAATTAACTTGGTATGATGTTGGAAGATTAACGCAAAATGTAAACCCTAATGCTTCCATACCAAAAAGATTATTGTTCAAATTATTTTCTTTGGATAAAGAAGAGACCGTTAGAACATTGATGGAAATTGGAGACTTTTTAGCCGGACGAGAGTCCCTCAAATTAATTACCGGGAGCAAGCAATGAGTATTCTAGGAAAAGCGCAGCTGTTGTTCAGCCTACAGACTCTTAATGATCTCTTAACTGCTCGCAATGGTATATTGATGCCCCCAGGCGGGAACCTTGGTATTCCAAGAACACAAATGCCCCAGATTTCTGATTGGAAAAGATTTGAAAATACTTTGAAGGAATATGGAATCAGTATCAAGAAGGTTAGACGTCGCATCGGTGATTTGAAAATCATCCAAGGAGAAGTCAACAAAGATAAAGTTTTCAAATTGATGTTGAAATATCGAGAAGCCAATCAAAGAACCAGGGGTGGAATCAACATTCCTGGATTTCCTCCAGTGATTTCAAACGATGGTTATATTCTAGATGGGAATCATAGGCAAATTGCAATGTACAATGTCAATCGGCATGCATATCAGGATTATACTATGATAGACATGCCGATCAAAGAACTTTACAGTTTCATTCGTGAAAACAATAGCGCATTCATGTTTTCAGTCAAATACAAATCACTTTGATAAATCGAATTTTGAATAGTCAGAGAAATCTGGCTGTTCAAAATCAACCGACTTCAAAAATTTACCCGGCTTGACAGTCTTGTTTCCCATCATGACACATTCACGTCCAACACGGACAACATACATATCATCACCAACATGATCATATTTCAAATCTGTGGTAGCAGGATCATATTCTTCACCGAATTTTGTTCCGGTCAGACCGTGTTCTTCATAATATTTGTCCATGGTTTCATTGAGAGCTTCAACCCCAACACAGATTTTGGACATGTTGCTGCGATGAACTTCATCATAACATTTGTATGGGTCGATTCCCAGGAATTCTGAAACCCCTACAATCTGAACATGTAAACGCAACCACAAAGAGATAGCAAGATTTCGAACAACATCCGAATACCCGCTTTCGGCAACAACTTTTGAAAGTTCTCGGATATCGGCCAGATTTTGCTCAACCTTATCTGTTTGTGGGATATGGAGATTGTTGGCTCTCATAGGAGAATCAGGGGTAGTCCACATGGTGTTTAAATGTTCAATTTCCTTAGGAGATAATTGGATCCCAAAATCGAATAGAATTCCATCAATAACGGTAATCGAATCCCCGATAGCATCCAACACTTCTGTGGTGTTGTGTAACATATGGGCGTCGAAAAATTCATCTAGGAATTCTTCTTCCACTAAAGAGCATTGAGTATCAACTTTCTGAACAATATTTTCAGGAGCGCAACCAAAAACATTCCCCATGCGCTTGTTCAATTCGTAAACTTTTTCAACTGATTCTGCAAACATAACCCCTCCTAGAGAGCTCTGATAAATTCACCCACGTCTGGTGTCTTCACTAATTTTTGTCTTGGATCTGAATATTTCAAAACAGAAATTCCAAATTCTTTTGGCCGTTTCCCGTGAGAAGAAGAGAACCCGGTATCATCCGAAATGCGGCACAACCCCCAAGACTCTAACATTTGTGCAACAAATCGATTTCGTTTTATTTCAAAGTCAGTGATTTCACCCTCAATAACCAATGAAGTCGGAACAATGTGAAGTTGATTATCTACACAGATGACCACTGACACTTGCTCCAATTTCTTGGATTTAACTCCAACCAACCGACGAATAGTCTCTCTAATTTTCAAAAATTCTTCATGATCGATAGGATCGATTGTTACCTTACATTGTTCAAAGAACTCACGAATCTTTGTCATTTCGTTTACCGCCTCCAGATGTCCATTCTTTCAATGCTTCTATCTGAGCATTGGTCATCAGCCGTAGATAACTCTCACCAACTGATTGGTTGACTTTGTAGAAAGAACAGACCATTTTCAATTCTTCAGAAACAATAGACTTTTTAATCCATTTGTTATACCGTTTCTTTTTAGGTATCGCCGCCAACAAATATTGGTATTGCATGTAAGAGTCAATATCGTGCAACTGATTCATGTTGGATGCTTCATAAAGAGTCTCATGATTCATCCCAAGACCCCGGCGAACCATAAATGGGTCATATTTCGACTCAAGTAATTCGCTTGACATCAAATCTTGTTTGTGATGGTTGATAGAATTCAGCCAATCAAACAACCCAATTTCACCTTCTTCCGCCATGACTCAACTCCTTAGATGAATTTGATCTCTGGTTCTGTCATGATGGATGTCAATGTGCTGAGAATATGAAGATATGGATCTGGCGTACCGGCATGCCATTTCTGTTCTTCACCCAAAGTCGTTACCAGGTACGGTATTGAAGATTGTGTTACCCGAGCCGGGATTGTTTCTCTGATATTGACCGGGGGATATAGATACCGGAAAAATCGTCCATAGAAATCTGGCCCAATAGTTTCAACATTGTCCATCACCCATTGTGAAAGATCTTTGAAGTTGTGTTCTTTCATGATCTTCAACAAATGGTCATATTGATCTCCTCCAAGAATTGAAATAATTCCTAGATCGATTTTTCCATTCTGTTGAGCATATGATTGTAGAGCACCCAATATAGACCGATTGTCTGGGTAATAATTTTGAACTACACCGAGAACAGCCTTCTTATCGAAGGGAACCCCTTCTTGAGTCAAGATTTCACAACATCTGAGACACATTTGAACCTTAAGAGAATCGGTGGTCTTTTTGTCCCAGATAAAATCTACCCGGCGACAACGGCTTACCAACGGCTTGACAATCTTTTGAATGCTGTTTGAGGTAAGAATGAATGAGCAATTTTTGCTCACACTTTCCATAATTCCCTTTAATGATTCCTGCGCGGCAACAGAAAGCCTTTCACAATTGTGGGTTACGATACCATCTTCTGTCAAGAACGTATGGTTTTTGTTCACTGTTAGGTTCACCACACGTCTAACACCAACAAATTTAATAGATGTGATAAAATCCATCACGCGATTGTTAGATTCACCTCTAACAACCACCATATCGTACACAGAAAGTCCGGTTGAAATAGTTCTAGAAATAAAATCTTCATCTTCAAGTAAAATCATCGGATGATTTTCTGTTAAAAGAACGATTTTTCCAGAACGCAATTTGACTTCGAACACTTCAACTTCACGATCTTTGATAACTTCAGCGGTATCTTCCTCAAATTCGCCAGTTTCCATATTGAAAGAAGGAAGCGATAGTGTTTCACCAATATTCAAATCACCAATTCGAATAGAAACTTCATTCCCATTCTCGTCATAGGCAAGAATCTTTGTGTTTTCTTCCAAACATTCGTCAAGAATCACCACTTTCTGTTTAGCATTTCCAATAACTGAAACAGTGGTTGAATATTGAAGAACTTTGGTACGAATGTTGTCAATAGACGTGTCTAGTGAAGCATTGATGAACAATGGGGTACTACAACCGATTGCCGATGATAGAGCGCGAGCAGTGGTGGTTTTGCCTGTACCGGGTGTTGGGCTATACAATAAGAATGATGGAATACGACCTTCTGCTGCAAAGTTCAAGAATAAATCTTTTAATTCTTTTGGAAGAATGATATCTTCAATGTTGGTTGGACGATATTTCTGTTCCCAGATAAACTCATTTGGATTCGTTACTGACATGATGTGCCTTATAATGTCTGTTGAAGACGTGAAAATTGGGTGCCAAGCACGTTATGACACCCGACCAGCTTTCTGATTTGAAGATGTTAGTCTTCGATTTCACCACCAATTACATACAGAATCTTGTCATCCATGGTGCTGAATTTTGCATACTTCTGCTCAGAACTTGCTTCAATCTTATAATCACCGGGCATCATAAGCAAATAACTGGTTTTGAGCATGATGTATGCGTCTGGCTTGTCGGTTTCACCCAATTCAAGAACAAAGTCATTACTGGTGTCGACTCCTTTGGTTGTACCGACAAGGTACACTTTGCCTCCATCGTTCATCAGCTTGCAATATTCGTGACCCAGCAGTTTACATGCCCGATCGAAGCTATTGAATTGTTCTTCACTGATACATGCAACGATATCTCCGGGATCAAATTCCAAATCACCTTCTGGCAATTCGACTAATGATTCGGCCGCTGCCCAGAAATTCATCTTGGTCTTTTTACCGTACAATGTAATCTTCTTTTCATCCATCTGAAGAATACAATCTTCATCTTTGAACTGCGGAAGTTTCAGAATACCCAAAAAGCTACTCAGGTCAGAAATTGGAAATGAAAATGGAATCTTTTCTTCAATTTCAGCAATCGCCAAAACAGATGAATTCGCATTGGCTGTTCGTATCTGTTGTTTGAATCCAGTTTCTAAAGATGTATCTTCTACGGCTGCTTCTAATTTCATAGAAGGATTGATCTTTGAAAAGTTTGCAAGAATTGCGGTGGTACGGTTAGACAACGTCAATTTTTCTGACATTTTGTTTTTCTCCTGAATGAAAATATGTCTTGTAGACGATTTACATTATACGCTGAGCATTATTTGAAACAAATTTTTATTTCTCTTTGATCCATTAAAATCATTTTCGGGCAAACCACGGGGTTTAGGGTACTATCAAATCTCTATTGAACAAAATGGTTTAAATAAAATAAATTGGATTAGAGAGATTTTATATAATGGCTGTGTTAAAAACTTACAATGAGCGCCCGAATTTTTCGCGGTTGTCCGGGGATAAATTCGTCGATGTCGCTCTTGAATTCAAACGCCACCCGGTAACAAGTGATGTCACTGCTAAGACCGGACTCTCTGCTATTTCTCAGGCTATCCGAAACATTTGTTTGACCAATCCTGGTGATATTGATGAGGAACCAGAATTTGGTGTAGGAGCTTCATCATACCTCGGGGAGAATATGAACCCCGTAGATATTATGAGTTTGAAGGAAAGAATACAGACACAATGTACCCGGTATGAACCGAGAGCTGAAGTGACTAGCGTGTTAGTCAATGCTGATTATGAAGGTCACACGCTGAGTCTTAGAATCACCTATACCCCTGTCAACGTGGATACCGAAGAAACACTTACCATTGAAGTGACGAGGGTTCTGTAATGATCTCAGCAGATTGGTTCTACGGCGTTGTTGAAAATGTTGACGATGAAATGAAACTTGGTCGGGTTCAAGTCAGGGTGTATGGTGTTCATGATTCTAGAAAGGAGATTCTAGATACTAAATTTCTTCCATGGGCACATGTAATGGTTCCTGCTACAAGTTCTTCTACAGCCGGAATAGGACGTTCTCCTACTGGTTTACAAGTTGGGTCAGAAGTCTTTGGTATTTCGTTAGACAAAACATACAACGAATTGAGAGTGTTGTTCAGTTGGTCTGCTCAGCAAGGTGATGTGAGCGATGTGAGTTTGCTGGCTACCGGGGGAGATGATCCTTTGGCCAAAGCCATCAAAGATGCATTGTTGAAAGACGTTCTCTTGAGCTCCTCTAACAAAATATCAGAGCCTGAAACTGAGAGGGCTGTTAAGTACCCATTGAACGATGTCTATACTACTAGAGCCGGATTCAAGCGCGAGAGCGATAGCTCAGACGGTAAATCAAGAGAAACAGAATTACATCCGAGTGGAATGTACGACGAATGGAGAACTGACGGCTCAAAACAACAGAAAATCAAGTCTTGGTTTAGAATTGTAACCAATAGAGCAGTTGACATTATCCTTGGTTCTAAGTGGCTGAAAGTTGCAGGGAATTTTGTTACCAGAGTTGAAACCAATTTGTATCAATGGGTGAACAATCAGACAACCATTTCAACCGACAAATATCTATTGAGATCAATGAGTGGAGTTGAAATCTCTACTCCGGAAGTTCGTATATCTCAAGACATGAGAGTTGGAAAAGCTATCTATGTTCCTGAAATTTATGTCGGATCGTTGAAAGCCAATAGCATCAGTTGTTCTGGTTCTATTTCTGGTGTTTGTACTGGAGCGGAACAAGCGGGGATAGCCGGGGGATTGTCTAGTGTAACACTTAGCCCCGGTGAAGGGGCTGGTGATGTTACCACAAAGTTGGAATATAAAGACAATGGCGGGGATTATCCGTTGTGAATTCAACGAATACTACCAAATAATTTCTCAACTTGCTTTTTGTCTAGAATGACAGTTTCTACGCCGTGTGGGGCTTTAGAAACTACAGTCACACTTTTGTCTGCGCCTATATTGACAATATCTCCCCCGCCGATATTCAATTTCTTTACAGGAGTTTGTAGGCTATTCTTAATAATATCGACCTGAGTCTTGGTTAAAATGACGGTCTCGGGTCCATGCGGTGTTTTACTCTGTATAGTGACCGTCCCGTCTTGGTCTATGACCGCCTTGTCACCACCAAGTTCTATAAATGTTCTCGTCGCTTCATTCAATTTGTTTCGGTTGTGCATCAGGCCGAAGCCTCTAGTCTGGATAGCCATGGTGAATCTCCTAATTTCTCGTCTAACGTTAATTGCCAATAGTGATCAAGATATTACCATCTTCAACTTGGTATGATGTGTTGACTTTGTGTTTACGGTCGAAGTCTGACAAAATTTTACCCAATTTCTTTTCAGCAGATGGAAGAAAATCTTCATCTTCAACACCCCAATCAGAAACAACTAGCACCCCAGAATCTGAATCAGATTGATTATCGAAATCAGATTTTCTTGTAGCTTCTGGGTTTGTTGATTTCATGATCTGGATCAATTCCATAGACAATTTTCGATAATTTATAGATGATTCCTTCTTCAATATCTTATCAAATCCCTCGGTTCATAATTGTTTTCGAACTAATTTTAACTTCTGAACATCGTTTCCATTATTTGGTTTCAAGTAAATGAAAGAAGAATCGAGTTTCATTATGACAAATTCTTCTACCTTCTTAGTATGAATGTTGTAGAATTCTACAATTTCTCCAACAGATATTGGCTGCTGATGATTTTTATACCAGACAAAATCTTTATTTGAAACGTTGTTTCGAAGAATCAAAAATTCTCTTCGTTTTGCATATTTCTTCAATTCTTCATCATTTACACTTTCATTCACAGAATCGTCAAAAATGTGATCCTTTGATTTCACGTGGATCACGCTCATCTTAGATCCCGTCTTGGCTCCAACCACCACTGTGCCAGAATATCCGGCTTTGACTTCTTTTGCAAAAGCACGTTTCTGAATATCTGAATATGGTTGATATTCACGTTTCATGAAGAACTTTTCTTTGTCACCGACTTTAGAATTGTTCATCATACCGTCTTTGAATCGAACAACTCTTTCAGTAGTTGATTCCTGGAACTTCATATCAAATGAAGATTGTTTTCCAATTTCATAGCCATCCATCCAGGCACCAACAGCATCCTGGGAGAATTTACGGCCAATTTCGGCCGCATCAATCGGCAACGACAATTGGAAGCCATATGTATAGCCGTCTTTGAAGGCGGCAGTTAAATCGGGGGAAGCTTCATAACAAGCCGGAACTTGGGGCATGGATGCTTCGAATAATGAACTAAATGGTTTCATGTTTGAATCTCCTACCGAATATCGTTATCGTGTGCCCATTCAGAAGAAGCAACTTTCCAATTTGAATCAGTTGCCGCAATTTCTTTCGCGCTATCTCTCTTTAATCCAGCACAGCGAGTATTTTGGAATGTTACGATCTTTTTGGCGTGTATGTCATAGACAACATATGACTCACCCTTTTTTCTATCAGCTGTTGTTGCTTTCTTTATACTCACCGCTTCCATCAACATCTTACCGAAACCGCCATTCGCTTTAAATTGAAACCCAGACATGATTGTTCTCCTAATCAATTTTCAACATTATACCACATATTTAGGAAAAAGAAAAGGGGAACATTTGGTTCCCCTTGAAAATTTTCAAAGATGTTCAGGAATGGCTCCCAATTCAGGACAATTACATCGCATGGCATCGATTGAAGGTTTTGAACCTATGATCCAAAATAGAGATTCTTCATTGATAAGTTCTGGAATATTCTGTTTGAGATATTCCAACACTTTTCCTTCATATCTTGGATGCAGTTCTATTCCATCAAATTGGTTCGGGATGAGGTCACTATACTTCACCCAATTCGTGGTGTGTAGATCATAGTGGAACAATTTGAATTTGGGGTCTGTCACGATAGGAGAAGAACTCCCCCACAATTTCTTGGTTCCTATTTCAACATCTCCTGATAATTCAGGATTGTCTCTGTAGTGTTTTTCGAAATTCATAAGATCTTTGAATTTTTCTGGGTCTGTACTTTTGATCAATTCCAAACGATCTTGCATCCATTTGATACGGTTTGGACCGATACCGATCAGATGAACTTCTTCAATTTGTGGTTGAGGATACAATGCAAGGCCAGTTAAGATTGACATACAACTGTTACAACTCCCAGCAGGGATAATCAATCTCTTGACAGATTTGGGAATGTTTTGAACTTGCGGTGCTCCTACTTCATGGAAGGCTCTGATTCTACTTGCAGTGTTGGTTGGGATCTTTTGGTCAGTAGTTATACCATATTCTAGATAAAACGGACGAGAGGAGCTCTCAGCCACTAGAGACTTACATTTAGGTTGGATTGTAGAGTTGTACCCAGAACCAACATATTCGAATGATGAACCAAACCACGCGCTCATCGCTACCATGTCGTGTTTGATGGCAGTAGCAGGTTTGGTAGCCCCCAGGACAGTAGTTGTATGACCACCGAAATGACGAGAGACTGCTGTAGCCATAGGAGACTGAGGAGAACCCACTACAGTACCGTGAACGATATCTGGCGAACCACCTGAAGCAATATGCTCT